CTGCTTTATCTGCTGGTGAACTAGCTAAAGATGGTGTAATCGTCAGTGTAGTTTCTTTATTTGTATTACTAAAAGAACTACTTGCTACAGTATATGTACCCGATACCCCTGCTATTTGAAAGGTAGAACTTGGTGCAACATTTACAAACATGTTAGCTATAACAATAGATGTACCTGATTGAGAACTTCCTTGCACTACAGGAGAGCCATATGCGGGTATATAACTACTAGTATATTTATTAAAGCCGTTGATACGACGATACCCACCCTTAATAGAAGGTTCAAAGTTTATTAATGTTCTAGCAGAACCGGGGGCTTTAAGCCCTTGTTGTAACCTTGACATGTTACTTACTAAACCACCATTTAACTCAAGTGGAAATGCTTCCCAACCTGTAGCCATTAAAAACTCACCCTTGTGGAATATAAATATTCAAATCTATTTATGTATATAGACTTCATATTTTTAACACCTTCTGTAAACTTCTGAAGAGACATTTGTGCTGATTGATTATCGTTACGAAACGTCTGAACATAATACATTGCACCATCAACTATTATATGACGATATGCTTCTGGTGCAGAAGGTACATCTGAGTGTAGTATAAGATCAACTGGAAGAGAATACATTTCATATATAAGTTCATAGTCTTTATCAGGTGAAGGGTATACTATATATTGATTACCCGGTGCTCGTATTACATGTGTAGGTATCTTACGAATGCTTGTATCTTCATTGTATTCACTATCTATATACTTAGAAAGGTAATCTTCGTAATCCATTATTTTTAATCTAACTGTCGTGTTACCAAATGTAGCATTTCGTTTTATTCTAAACGTATTGTAATCTATTGTTTTAGCATTATAAGGTATATCATACCTCATGTCACCTGCAGTTAATACATCTTCTTGTTCTAAGTAATTAAAAGGCCACTGAAACTGTTCTTGATTTAGCAACCTAATAGAAGAGTTTATAGCATCTTTAGCTGTATTATAAAAACCTGTTGCATCTGCAAAGTTACTAGAACTAAGTTCAGTTTCATTAACCCTACGATTTAAATCATTAACTAATTCTAAATAGTTATATGCCATGATTATCGTTCCTTGATTGGTAGCTGAATAACACGCTCGGATACTAACGAAGTATTAAATGTAACTGCACATGTTATCTTATATGTTTTATTAGCTGTACCTGCTCCAAATCTAGCTGTAGCTACAGTGGCTGTATTGGTTTGTTGGTATAGGGTAAGCCCGTCTACTGTTTCACCTGCAGATACTGTTGTCTTAGTACCATCAGCATTTTTTATTGACCAAGCTACCGCCTCTATTGAATGAGTGTCTAAGAATCTTGACCAATCTACTGAGTAATCTAGTATTTCGTCGGGGTCTTTGAAAGGCCATTTCATTATGCTGCAATCCTATCCGCTAGTATTAACAAGTTTCTATTCTCATGAAGTACTAATACGTTATTACTATAATCTTGAGGGGCTACTGTTACTACTTTATTTTCTGAAGGTATATGTATTGTAAACCTAGTGTCTTGATCTATAGGCTCTAAGTTTCTAGCTAAAGCTGACGTTACTTCGGGAGTAACAGATATATCTTCAGCACCTAAAACTTGTAACTGAGTTACTATAGGTAAGCTTGTTTCCGCATTACTTATTATATCATCTGCATTTACAACATGCAACTGTAATATAGTTGCGGATGCAGTTTCAGTATTAGTCTGGGTAGTAGTAGCAGTTAAAACTTGATGTTGGGCTATAGATACTACATTAGTTTCAGTATCTGTTTCTACGCTTACACCGTTTAAGTTATTGTTTTCAATAGCAGTAGGTGAAGATACTTCTGGTGTTGTAGACTCAACGCTATCAGCTAAGAATATAATTTTAATAACTGCATCAGGTGATGAAGTCTCAGGTACATTAGAAGTTTCTAAATCATTAGCACTTATATTATGTAACTGATTAATAAAGGGTATTACTAAGGCAGTTGAAGAACTTATGTCTTCAGCATCTAGTATATTAAGTTCGTCTACATCAGGGTTATTAACTTGAGATACACCTGATGTAACATTAACAGGTTCTAGTACGTGTAGCTGATTAAAGCCTACTGTAGCTGTAGTAGTGTTTACTTCTGTGTCACTTGCATCAAGTACGTGTAACTGTGTTATAGTAGCCTGATCTGTTTCAGCGTCTGCTTCCGCTAGTACAGAAGTTACAACATGTAACTGAGTTATATTTGTTGCAAGTGTTTCTGAACTTGTCTCAACAGATACAGATAATAACTCATTGTTTTCACTAATATCAGGTGAACTTACTTCAGCATTAGTACTAAAGCTTGTTGCTAGTAGTGTGTGGCTCTCGTTTAATTCTGGAGAGTTGAACTCAGCGTTAGCCTCTACTGAGACAGGGCTTACGTTGTGTACCTGACTTATACTTGGTATTATTAATGTAGTAACAGAAGACACGTCATTAGCGTCTAATATATTAAGCTCATCTAAGTCTGGATTAATTACTTCAGAGTTGGAAGATAAACTTACAGGTAATAAATTATGATCTTGTGTTACGGAAGGAGACGATGTTTCATTAGGTGTACCGCCAGTACTTACAGAGCTTAAATCTACATAGTTATTATTAAACTCACGATACTTAGTTAGTGTACCTGTAAAAGCTGATTCACTTTGACCGCCCTGTACATTACTTCCTTGACCTACTCCTCCAACGTTAGGGCCAGCCCAATCACCGTCAGCATTATAATCTACAGATACTATCTGGTTAAGATTATTTGTACTGTCATTCCACCAACATTGAATATGGTTTTGATAATCAATAGTAACAATAAGCTGACCAGCTACACCAGCATAAGCAGACATATCTGTTGTTGTTGTTGACGTTGCATTAGATACACCCGGTACTGCACCAGAAGTAGACAACCTAAGATTGCCTCCTGACACCATACCTACATATGTTCCGTCTACATTACCGCCTTGGTCTAATATACACCCAGTATCTGTTGTACTGAACGTCATATCAAATACCCAAGTCACATCAATTTGGCCTGAACCACCAGAGCCTGAACTAAAGGTAGATGGGAATGATGTTAATTCTCTTAAGTATGTAGTGCCGTAAGTATTATCTATACTAAGAGCACCACCTTCACCACCTGTTATAGCATCAGTAGCATCTAATACATGTATCTGATCTATTGTAGGTGTGGTAACTTGACAGTTAGAAGATACACTTACAGATAATAGGTTGTGAACCTGTTCTAATGTAGATGTAGTTACTTCAGAGTTAGTTGTAACACTTACAGATAATAGGTTATGATTCTGTTCTAGTGTAGGTGTAGCTACTTCAGAGTTAGCTGTAACATTGTCTGCACTTAAAACTTTTACTAGTAGAGGTTGGCTGACCTCAACTTCAGAGCGTACATGACCACCATATTGCTCCTGTCCGTAGACAGAAGTTCCATATATGGCGTAGCCACTTGCCCTTAAATTATGATCAGCCACCTAATTAACTTCTACTAAGCGTCACGTATAGTAATAGATACTGCGTCTAATGAGAAAGTGTTACCTGTAGTAACTCCTTGAGAAGAACTTAAAGAACCAGTAGCATACAAAGTATTTGAGCCATTTGTTAATGCCCAGAATGCTGCAGTTCCTGTACCTGTTACAGTACCAGCAGTAATTGCAGGTATGATTACACGTCTACCATCAGTTGCACCATTTTGAGGAGAACCTGTGTTTACAGTAGCATTACCTAACGTTAGAGAAGAAGTAGCCGCTGAATAAGTCGTAGGCTCACTAGAGCAAATATCTAAACGAGTACCGTTAGTATCTACTACTGTAAGCCCATTATCAAAAACGGTATCGGCGATAAAAGCCATAATATGAATCCTTTTATATGGGTTTATAAGACAAATAGAAAGCCCCAATTAAGGGACTCTCTAATAGTGTTTTATTATGCTAAGTTATATTTAGCTGTTACCAACGCTTCTGGACGTAAGATTTTGCGTCCATATAGATGCATACCACGGCAGATGTCAGCGAATGAATCTGGATCACGATATGTTTCTGTTTTGTTGATTTGCTCTGCAGTTGCTACAGCTGAATCATGACCAGCTACGATAACACCGTAGTTTAGGTTTTGGTTAGCTGTGTTTGTAGTTCCTGCACCAGTACCTACTGAAGGTAAGTTACTTGAAGTATATACACGGAAGCCGTGGAAGTTGTTCAAGACTAGACCGTTACGTAATCCACCTGACTCACCGAAGTCTGCATTAAACAGACGTGAATCTTCATCACGAAGGACTTCCATCATGATAGGATCAAGTACTAGCCATCTACCTGCAGTGTCTACTTGGTTCTGATCTAACAAACGACCCATACGTGAAATCAACATTGCTGGTGATACGTATGCTGTTGGTAGAGCAGTTGCTCCTGGTAAACGTGCTGCAACTGGGATCGAGTGATCACCTGCTGAAGTTGTAGTAATGTTTCCGAAGTCACCTTTTTTCAGCTTGTTAGCTGCAAGTAATTCGTCTGAACCAGCAGCTGTATTAGCTTTAGTTCCATTTACTGCATCATTGACTGTACCTGCGTTAGCATGTAAAGCAGCTTGCTTGTAACCACTTAAGTAACCCAATACTTCTTGGTCATGCTGATCAGCCAAGCGGAAAGCCGCACGGTTTGTAGCCATGTCCATGAAATTAACATGAGAGTGTGCTTCTTCGATGTCGTCGATTTTAAATGCAAAGTAGTTTGCTTTATCTACAACAAGTGAAAAATCAGCATCAGCTAAATCTTGTGCAGCAATAGTTGTGCCACGCTTGTATGCTGATACGCTTACTTCAGGTTCTTTGATGATTTTTACAGTGTCACCTTGCGATGCAATTTCACCGAAATAATCAGAGTTAGTTATGTCGCCACAAACTGTGGACTTGCGGAATGCAAGTTGTACTTTTTTAGAATAAATTACGGAACTAAAGTTACCATTCGGTAAGTTTGTATATCCGCTTGCGGATGCAAATGCCATTATAATTCTCCTTGAATGTTTGGCTTATGATAGAGAGGTAAGTACGAGTTAAAGGTACATACCTCAACTCAGAGAAACTAAACGTAAAGCAAAGAGGCTGATGGTTTTCTAGGGTGCGTTATGATAACAGTCGGCCAACCATTATCTAAACGGGCCTGTACTTAATCAGGTAGTTCTTATTTGTAGTTTAAGTTTTATTGGTTGTAGGCAAGAGAGGTAGTCCACAAGGGAGGCTCTTGTTCCTGCCGATAGTTATACTTCAGATAAACGTAATGTCAACACTTATCGTGCTTTTCCTGAAATATCGTAGACAAATTTACCATTGCGCATTGCTTTGTTAATATTGTCTTGGTTTTCTTCAAATTCTTTACTAGACATTCTTGCTACATCAGACTCACGGATTTGTCCACCAGCCTCATCAGCGTCTACTTTAGTCTTTGAAGTTCTACTAACCATAGAAGCTGCTGCCTTTTTACCAGCTTTCTTAGCTTCTTTAGTTAATCCTTTGTCAACCTTATACAGGTCGATAACTCTAATTACAGATCGAGGATCATCTGCATTTTCATAGACAGCATCTTGTACCCACTTAGGTTGCTCTTCTGCCCAGTCATGAAAACTATCTGACTCACGTATTGTAATAAAATCTGAATGCGACTCTAAAATAGTAGCCTCTGCTGACTTACGCATAGTCTCATCATTCATTTGATCTAGCTGTTGTAGTCTTGCTTCAGCTTTACTAAATAACTGTTGAGCTTTCTTAGCAGCTATAGTCTCTACTATACCAGCAATATCAGGATGTTCAGATGCCCATGCGTCTATATCTTCATCAGACTTAGGTGGAATAATATTCTCACCCTTCATACGAGCTTCTAAGTCTTCAAACTTTTCTTGCCAGTCTTTTTCTTTTTCAGACATATGACGACGAAGATCACCGTATCTTTTCTTGAAGGATTTTTCTTCTCGACTTAACCCCTCATCAGACTCCGATGCTTCGGCTTCCTCTTTGGCTTCTTCTTGTTTGGGACTACTTGCATCCGATACTTCGGTTGCCTCAGATCCTTCGCCATCGGATTCTTCTTCA